TCAGCATATTTGAATATGCAGAAGTCGATGTATTACCATCAAAAGCATGCCATACCGCATTTGCGTTGTCATCTCTACCACTACATACACCACTTGGTGTTGTATTGCTCGTCATTGTCGGAACTTTTACATTCAGTACGCTTTCCATATATGTGCTATTCGCTATTGCGTCAAGCCAAACATCATCATTGATTAACTTATTCGCCCCGTAGTTATCCAAGCCTATATAACTCATTGCATCCGATGATGCGGTAATGCCATCTACCAATGCGTATGCCGTTGCAAGATAGTCATATGCGCTATTGTTGGATGAAAGCAATGCAGATAACGTAGTCGTGTCGGCAAGCACTTCGGCAAGGGTTGTGTAGTCTTTGCCTGTGATGCCACCCGCTTTAAGCCAACTCTGAATACCGCTATTGCATCTGCCGTAGTAATTCATTTCTGCAATCATGGAGTAACTTGCGGAACCTCTTGAATTATATGTACTCCAATAAGCACGATACCTATCACATGATGTTGTATTGCTTGCAACTACAATAGTGTGTGTCTGTTTCATCTCGCCTTGCGCTATTTCTTTTGTCGCAAGACTATTCCATGTCGTTCCACCATCACTTGATTTTTCAACTGTTAATGTTGCACTATAAGTCGTACCAACGGCTGGAGATACGGGGAATATTTCAACTACTTTGCATACGTTAGGGACATTAAACTTATACTGAAGATTGTATGTTTCGCCATAATTGCTATTCGCCCAATTGTCTGCGGTATTGCCATTAAACGCTTGCCAACCCGCCGCCGCTAATCCCGTAGCAGTAGCAATAACTTCATTTTTGGGAGTAGTATTGCTTGTCATTGTAGGGGCATAAATATTTAACGCCAAAGTCTTATATGTACTACCACCTATCGCACTCGCCCAAGTGCTATCTGCCAATAAGGTATCACTCGCATAGTCATACGAGCCTATCATTGCCATTGCATCTTCGTCACCCGTGATTGCGGTTGTCCAAGACGTACTTCTAACAAGGTAGTCAATGGCGTTGTCGGATGTCATGACTTTCAGCATGCTCACATCGTCATCAAGTAAGTCGCTTATTGTCGTGTAGGTAGTCTTATCCCATATATCCGCACATTCAAGAAGTAACTGAATATCTGCCGTGGGTGTTGCCGTACTTCCGTCAGGCACAACCGTCAGGGTGACGGATTCACTCTGCCCGTTTGTGGTAATGGTTACTGTCTGTGTTTCTGTCACACTACTTCTTGTACCCGTGATAACCCAATCACCCGCATCATGCACGGTAAACGTATAAGGCGAAGATGTTGCGGTATATACTTCGGAATCCTTTTCGCAAGTAACCGTTGCACCCGTGGGATATGTTACCGTGATGGTAGCGGCGAAGAATGTCAAGGTTGCTTCATACTCTTTAGAAGTATCAACTGATATCGTAGTAGAAACGTTTTCGCCATTCTTTTCACCCTCAACAAGCCAATCACCATAGTCATTTAAGTCGCAAGTAAACACGCCTGTCGTGCCACTCTCGGTTAAGTCAATAACTGTCGTGCCTTTGGTTGCCGTGAATGTTGCACCCGTTTCGGATGTGATAATCAAACGGGGCGGTAATCCTACATGGATTTCTTTGTTAATCCATGCGTTTCCACTACCTCTAACAAAAAACTCTCCCTCTTTGGGATTAAGCACCGATACATCTTCGCAAGCCGTGATAGTTTCTACCGTGCCACTTGAATGAATAGGTACAAACAAATCTCGGTAGCCATCGTAGTTAATGAAATCGCCATTCTGCACGTTTGTTACATCAACATCCCGCAATCTTCTCATTGTCGTGCGGTATTCGCCATTTACATAGGTTTCCCTTTCCTCATTGTAAATAAACGTGTCACCCGCCGTGGGATTCTCTGATACAATCGGTGCAATGGATTCATCGAGATAATCAATCAATTCATTGTGCTTCGGAACAATAATGTCTTTGGCTATCTCGTCAAACTTCTGTTGCATGACAAGCGTTGAAAGGTTTGGTGTATCAGGTAATCCAACAACACCTTTATTAGCCAAGTCACCACTTGTGATTTTTAAATCTTGAAGTGCCATATTCTTCTCCTATCCTTTGTAGTAGCCGTTTTCGACATACTCAAATGCTATGTTGTATAGCGTGAAAGGTTCATTTAATTTGTCATTGATAAAACGTAATCTGAATTTATCAACCTTTTTGATTCGCATCTTTGTACGGCAGATTTTCTGTGTCCTGTCGCAACTAAATGAAAATCCACTAAACTGAAACTGTGAGAATGTGAAGTAATTGGAAAACGTGTCATCTTCTTTGATAAACGTCCAAATACCTCTATCCATTGCCCATATCGACATTGATGTTTTAACCGCAGCGTCTACTCGGATTGCAAGATAACGAAGTGACTTATTCTTGTAGAATAACTCACCATCTATATCCGGCGTTTCCCAAATCGCTTCTATCGGTTGCCCGTCATCGTTGTAACTCTGTAATGCGTATTTATCCGTGTGAAATTTGCATACCCTACCGTCTGTCGTGCCGAAGTACAATTCATTCTGAAATACCCACATAACATTGGCGGGTATGTTGGTACGGTAGAATCCCGCATACTGTCTTGTCGAATACGGTGCGGATTTATCTGTAACGGTAGGTTGTAATCCATCAAGGATATACGCCACACCGTTTAAGCATAGCCAATAGTTATCGTTAAATACGCAAGCATACGCGGTATCAAGGTTTGGCTCATCAAGAAGTTTTCCGTTAAGGTAGAAACTTCTATTCTGTGAATACTTTTCACCCGTGATGTCTTGTGCCGTAACCGCGAAGATGCCTTGCCTTGTAAGGAATAACGGCTCTGTTTCAAGATAACCAAATGAGTCTTTTGCTACCGCGCCTATACCTCTTAAGGTATTTGTGATAGTAAATATTTCATTGTCATCCTTGTCTACGTTACCCGCACGAAGAAAAATATTCTGCTCCGGCTCTAACTCATCTTTGTGTGCCGCCAAATGATTTGCGATAACGGAATATCCAATAAGGCTTGATGAGTCACTGCCAAGTCGTGCATACGACGTGTCGGAAAAGTATGTAGGCTTATACGGCTCTGAATGCCAATCGTAGTTTCTGTACTCGGAATTGCCCGAAAGGAAAAGCCTATCCTTACCGCCTTTCATTCCGTAAAGCACACCAAAAGTACATTTGTTGATTCTGTCGGCGTATCCCGCTACGGTACGGTAAGCGGTTATTTTTACGTTATCTTCACCCGTTACAGGGGTTGTACCTGGTGCCGTTGTGAATGTAACCGTGCCTGTGGTTCTGTCAACGGTGAAGTCTGTCGTTTCGGTTTTGTCTACCCACTCACCACTTGAATTAAGTATCTGTGCCGTAACCGCCGTGTCATCCAAAGGCTTAAAGGAAAGCTGAAACTCTTTCGTGGTTGAGTAATTAGACGAAACAAGGAATTGCTCCGTGAATCCACTCTGCAAAAGATTTAAATCTTCATATGATGTGCCACCACCATCGGGATTCTTTGAGATTGTAACGGTAGGTATGTATGCCTTTGTCGATACTTTCTCAACGTGGTTTACCCCTTCTTCCTGATAAAACACAAGGTAGTTAGCACCATCAATGATGTAGAGCCTATCGTCAAACTGCCATGCACGGCTTCTTGCGTTATTCATCTCGGAGTAAATCTCGGTTGTACCAATGTATAACTTTGTGCCACAATGCACGATATACTCATTTTTACCCGTTATATGAAAGCACCCGTTTATTGGCGCATTATCGTAGGTATTGACTACAAACCACCCTAATGACTTCCTAACTTTGCCAGGAACGTCACGTATCATATTGACGCAATTCGGAGAACGGCTTGGGTCTACGTTTGCGGGGGAGTTTGTAAAGTCGCAACCTCTTAATACATCAATGGTATCAATGCTTCGTTTTGGCGGTTTAGGTACTTTGAATTGTGTAGCCATTTAAATCCACCCACTTTCACTTGTGAATCGTTCTGCGCTTGGCGTTGATGCCCTGTCTTTGAGTCTTTCAAATCCTACTTCAAACTCATTTCGGTATGTGGTAGCAATTGAATTGTCATCTTCCTTATAAAGCTGAGATGCCATGTATAAACAAAGAAGCGGTGCAACTTCGTTGTCTATTGACAATACTTCATCGTCGCCCGTTTCCTGTGTGATTGTCTGTGGATATGCTTTGTAATATACTTTGAAATTACCGGGAGTATCTCTGTCTAATACAAGAACAGTATTTCCCTCTTGGAAATAATCGGATGTGCGCATATAACGCGATACGTTTGCGTCACCCTCATAATAGATATCCTCTGTCGATAACATATAAAAGTCGTTAACCATTTCTTTTAGGTTGTAACGTACTTTCTCTGCGTATGTAGGAATGTCTTCCTTTGTCGGAAATGTTGCGGAGTATAATGCTATATTCTTAATAGCAAGTGGATATACCGACTCAAAATCAACTTTAACTTCCTTGTTGTCGGTGTTTTCTATCAAAACTCGGACAGAATTGTAACCCGTGCTTGCCGTTAAAACGTCTGTTGCAAATACCGTGCCGTCTACCGTTATGGTATATGTGCCTTGTCCGTAATACTCAAAGTACAAACTTCTTGCACCAAAAGTAGTAAACGTCATTGTTCCGTTTTCTTGACTATAAATGTGCTTTCCGTTTGTAA